TATGGACCCTGAGTACTGTGCGTGGTCTCCACTGATTGTGAACTACGAGCATACATCGTTGCAGACTAGTGGTGGACCGACTGATAAATGGGAGAACGGCTGGCGGAAGGCTGTACGCTATGCGCGTACATGGCTTCTGGCAGTGCAGGGTGTGGAGCCAGAGGTTATGGTTCTGCATCCTGACCTGGAACGTAAGGCACGTGACTCGACCGATCCTTACACCAGGCTAGAGGCTACTGCCGGTTCCAAGCTGATTGATCTTGGGATTCAGACTCTGCAATTCGAGGGTTTGGAAATGGTAGCTGACGCATACTGCCCATCTAAGACGGCATATCTTCTGCCGGTCAGTAAGATGGAGCTTAGGTCTATGCAAAGTCAGCTCGTAGCGTACGCTAAGACGACTGACGTGTACCAGGCAGATATGTTGATGTTCGACTTCTATGGCAATATGCGATATGAGTCGCCAGCGTTCTTCGCCAAACTAAAGGCCGCCACTTGATACAAGGAGTACCATAACATGACAGCACCGTATCCTCAGTTACCATTTCCGCGTGGTAAGACCTACAGCCAAGGCGTTTACACGCCTACTGCTACTGACGGAGCAAACCTTGAGGGAAAGCGCTTCACGGTTCCCGATGAGCGTAATCCGGGTGGTGAGAAAGTCCTCATGGTGGTTCGCAATGGTAATTCAGATGTTACCGTTGCGAAAAAGGTGGTTGGATTCTCGGCACTTGGTACTAAAGCTCTGAATGGAGCATGGCTAGCCACGTCGGGTGGCATCGGCAAGCCGATCGATGATGCTTATCCCGATGGGATGACAATTAAGGCGTACGACCTCTTCTACGTCGTGGACGAGGGAGTGGCCTTGGTTGGAAAGACAACAGCTAGTGGCTCCGGGTCTTCGTCTTCCTCGTCTTCTTCGTCTTCAGCAGCCTCTTCCACCATTAGCGCTGGCGACAAGGTGTATGCCAATGCTAGCGGACTGATCGACAAGACCGTCAGCAGCGGTTACGTTGTCGGGGCTGCCTATGCGACTGCTCAGGAGAGTGACGCAACAGTTCAAGTGATGGTTGGTCCAGGACTTGGACGGTGATCGAACGCAGCTACGGCGCTACCAAAGGACAGGCTGGTGGGGGCGGGAGAAAATCCCGTCCCCTTAACCAGCGTCCGCTATCAACGTCTGGTTTGGACTACTATCAGCCGCTTGCTATTCTCCAGGACTTCCATTCTTGTCGTGCTAAGTGGCGGATCATTACAGGAAGTAATCGATCTGGCAAGACGTTAGCCGGTGCCATTGAATTGTCACGGGCTGTTCTCGGACGTGATCCAGAGCACAAGTATCGGCGAGAGCATGGAGTGGCGATTGTAATTGGCCTCGATACGTCTCATATCGGGATGCTGTGGAGGAAGCTATCTATCCCCGGCGCGTTCAAGCTGATTCCGGATGGGGATGGATATCGCTCAGTTAGGCCAGCCTACCCGGGGGCGCCGGATGTGCATCCTGACGATCTGGCACGGATAGAGGAATGGATTGATGCTCCGCCGTTGATACCGGAAACGAGGATCGCTAAGGTATCGTGGTATGAACGAACACGTAAGATTCCAAGTAGAGTCGAGCTGGACAATGGCTGGTGCATCATGTTCATGACATCGCGTGGTGTCGTGAAACAAGGCGAGCACTATGACCTGGTCTGGATTGACGAGCAAATAAACAACGATCAGTTTTTCTACGAGGCAGATCGTGGCCTGGTCGATGTTGACCCACAGTGGAAAGCCCTTGGTATCTGGACGGCCTCACCACAAAAGCAGAACCCGTTGTTGTGGGAATTGTGCCAAAAGGCCGCTACCAGTACTGACATTGCTGTTTATCGCCTGCATGTAGCGGATAACTGCTACGTTGATAAGCAGAGCCTGGAAGGATTTTCGGAACGTCTTACGGAAGACGAAAGAGCCGTCAGAATAGATGGTGAGTTCGCTGTTGATCGATGGCGTATCTATCCCACGTTTGATATTACAGGCAAGCATGGCGTTGATCCGTTCAATGTGCCAGAGGACTGGACGATCTACATCGGACTTGATCCTGGTACAACCAATTGTGCTACGGTTATAGCAGCAGTACCACCAGAAGAAAAGAATGTGTACATTGTAGGTGAGGTACTGGTTAGAAACTCTGATGCCTATGTGTGGGCCAGTGAGTTAGCCAGCAATCCATTGGTGCATAGGTCTGAGGCCTGGATCATTGACACCATGGCTGGCAGACAAAAGGGTATCGGGTATTCGCTGACAGTGGCTAAGCAGTACTTCGAGGCCGCTGAAGCGATAGGTATCAGGCCGCGTGTGGTAGGTCCGCTGGCTGGATTCATTGCAGGGTGTGCCGTACCGGAAGTACGTATCGAGACGGTGAGACGGTACTTGGCGGCTACTGACGACCCCAATGCATTGCATTACGGTTTGAAGCTATTTCGTGGTAGGACAACAATGCTTGCTCACCAGATGCGGATAGCACAGTTTGATGAGAAGAACATCAAGAAACGCATCCGTGGTGAGTTCGACCTGTTGGATGCAATGGAGTATCTGCTGGCCTACAATCCACGACCAGTGGTAACAGTGAAGGATATCGTTGAATCTTCGGACAAGGTGTACCAGGCGTTTCTCAGGAAGCGTATCGAAAGATCGAGAACCAGATTAGATTTCTGTGGGGTGAGCCTTGGATAGTACAATTAGTGAATGCTACGAAAACGTGTCCATTGGTGACGTAGTAGAGGTTACGTTTGCTAACTCAAATGTAGCGCCAGTGTTAGGAATTATTACGTCGGTGGGATATGACTCAGTGAGTCTGATTTATTTTCCCAAGGTTGGTCCGGCTGTGGCACGCTATTCAGGAGCGTGGAACATTAACGACCCAAGGATTCGGAGTGATGACGGTAAGGTACCCGACGTTGGTGCTAACAGGTGCCTCTTCAAGGTACTGAGGACGCCGATGTCGATGGTCGAAATGTCCCGTAAGTTAGATGAGTTGCAAGCTGAAGTGGAACGCTTAAACAATGCATTAAAGGTACTGCGCAGTGCAAAGCGAATGGCTACGGGAGTTGAGCAGTCTGTGGAAGAAACGTATTGACGAGGCCAAGGAAGTTAAGGCACGTCAATTCGGTGATGAAGCTGACACACTCTGGTCATTCCTAACCAAAGACTACCGAGACTTGTACATCGTTAGTGATGACACGATCATCACTGATTATAGTGCTGGTCCGTACTACAAGCCGCGTATCAACAAGTGCCGTGAGTTCGTTGATCTCTACATGCCGTTTGTGCTGGCCAATACGCCAGCACGACGGGTTAGCGTCAATAGGCCGGTATTCTCTGAAGAGGTCTATGCTCAGGCACTGGATGCGTTGAACGGAGTCACGTTTGGACAAGTTGACAAGTCCACCCGGAGTGCCCTAGAAACTGCCGCTGTTCTCCAGGAATGGTGGCTTAACTATTCTGCACGTGAGTATCAGTTACTGCGTGAGGCTCGTCTTGCGGTAACAGACGCATTGGTGAAAGGCCGTGGTCTGCTGTGGCATGGGCTGATTGATACGTCAGCCGGGATAATGCCAGCAGCGTTCTACGAGTCGGTGGACAATCTATTCATCGATCCCACGGCACGAACCATGCGAGATGCCGGGTACATCATTCGCAGACGCTACCAGCCAGCATGGTTGGTTGCGGAGCAGATGGGCATTGACCAGGACAAGCTGATTGCGATGTGTACCGGCAAGTACAGTGCCAGCTCTAGTGATGAGAAGTCCTCCGATGTTGAGATGGTGCAGTACTACGAGGTGTACTCGCGTATCGGCAGTGGGGCGCGTCTGGCAAAGCGTGATGATCCGCTATCTGAGGTTCAGCAGGCACTAGACGAGGCCGGAGCATATCTGTGGTTCCTAATTGCTGATGGTGGCGAGTATCCGCTTAATCTTGATCCGGACTTGATTCTTGGCAATCCAGACTTGGCACGGCAGGCTGTGCAATGGCCAGTGGCTACGTATGGTGACGTTATCAATCCGTGGCCGATGTCGGTGCTGGACTTCTATCCCAATGTCAACAATCCCTGGGCTACCAGTCCTCTTAAGTCTGGTCTGCCATTCCAGGTCTTTCTTGACCATCTCTATGGGTACGTGGTATCGCAGGCACGGCGTGCTACCCGTCAGGTGGTAATCGTTCCCGAGCATATCGACAAGAGGCTGATTGATGCTGTGATGGGGGACAAGGACTTCGAGGTTGTCCCAATCAGCGTTAGCCAGACTACAGACTTTGCTAACGAGGTGTACCATATCATTAGCTTCCCGAGTGTTCCATCAGACATGTGGCAGATGATATCGCTGGTGGAGCAGAGATTTGAAAAGGCGGTTGGTCTTGATCCAGTGTTGTATGGTGCACAACCTGAGAAGCAGTTACGAAGTGCTACTGAAGTCCAGGTGAGGTATCAAGCGGCTACTGGACGTGCTCAGTACATGGCTGAGCATGTAGATGAGTGGATGGGGATGGTAGCGTCAAAAGATGGACTTTTATCGAGGCTACATGTACCATTCACACAGATAGCTGGGTATTTTGTAGAACCCATCTTGCAAGGGCCTGCGGGGCAGCCCTTGCCGGGTGGGCCGCTGTCTGCCATTTGGGGAGCAATTGTCAACACGGACGATCCAGTACAGGCCAGTCAGGACTTCTTCTTTGATGTTGTGGTGGGTAGTGGCCGTCGCAAGGATAAGCAGCAGCAGTCGATGGCGGCTCAGATGATCGCGCAGACATTGATGCCTGTTGCGTTGCAAGTGGCTAGCCAGACTGGAGACTTCACGATATTCAATCGGGTATTGGAACGTTTGTCGAACGCGATGGATTTGGATTTGGGAATGTTCAGAATGGAACCGCAACCTGTAG